AGAAAAGGAGATGCAGATAAAGGATTTGAAGAAGCGTAATAAACGGTTGATAATTCATAACATCGGGCTATCGGTGGGCCTAACTGCGCTAGCTGTTTCATCTTTTTATTTAATTGTTTTATGATCAACATCGAACCAAAGGATATAATAACAATCGTAGCCGGTGCGGTATCGCTTTCAGGTCTTTACTATGCGCTAAAAAGAAACGTCGACAAACTAAACATCACAGTGCGCACTATGGACACACATCACAAAAGAGAAATCAGTGCTATTCATCATCGCATTGATGAAATCAAAGATGATACGCGTACATCAATTGACAAACTCGAATCAAAGATTGATGCTATCCAAAATCAGAATGTGACCATAGCTAAGAACCTTGCGGAATTGACAGGGTACATAAAAGCTAAACACTAAAAAATATGGCAAGCAAGTATGTTACAGTCTATCAAGAAATATACAACGGCAATGGCACACTAGGTGACCGCGTGCGGGCGTCTATTGCACGCTATAACATACCGTTATCATACAAGTCGTTCCACCGTATGTATCAGGCGTGGCGCAATCACAACTACGGTGCGGGCAAGTTTGTTGAGCATGTTCCCGAAGTCAGGAAAACGATGCAGCCTACCGGGCAGCTTGACAAATTAAAGTATTCACTGGGTGCATTCGATGAGATAGTGAATGAGTTGAAGCCCGATGTAAACACATTTGACCTGCCCGCTTCACTTGAATCAAACTACCAACCTTACAAGCTACCGACAAATCACAATGACATACTGCTGTTAAGCGATATCCATGTGCCCTATCATAACATACCAGCGTTAACGCTTGCGTTGAAATACGGGCTTGAAAACAACGTAAACACGATACTACTTAACGGTGACGTTATCGACTTCTACGCAATCAGCAGATTTGAAAAAGACCCGCGCAAAAGAAACTTTGGGCATGAGGTATTGATGACCCGTCAATTCTTGGGCACACTGCGCAAGTTATTCCCGAACGCCGCTATATACTACAAGTGCGGCAATCACGATGTGCGCTATGACCACTACATCATGCGCAATGCTCCTGACCTTTTAGGCATGAATGAATTCAGTTTTGAATCGCTCATGCACTTAGATCAACTAGGCATCACATTCATTCCGGATAAGCAAATAATCCATGCAGGCAACTTGACAATCTTACACGGGCACGAACTAGGTGCGTCTGTATTTAGCCCCGTAAACATTGCGCGTGGTTTGTTCTTGCGTGCTAAGGACAATGCGCTGTGCGGTCATCATCACCAGGCAAGTGAACACAGTGAGCCGAACATAAAAGGAAAACTTACAACTTGCTGGAGCGTGGCGTGTCTATGCGAGCTTCATCCTGACTACATGCCTATCAACAAACATCATCATGGCTTTGCGCATATTAAGGTGATGGACACGGGTGAGTTTGAAGTGAGCAACTATCGTATTGTGAATGGTAAGATTCGATAATAGAAAAGCCCCCACCGTTGTAGGGGCTAGTCCAATCAATAACATAAAACAATACTACTAAATCACTGCCGCAAATATAGAACATGAAGCGCAAACAACATCCGAAAGTAGTACACCGTAAACTCGGACGTGAGCGTGCGCATGGACAGTATCTAAACAACGTGATTGAGATTGACCCAACATTAGCACCAATGCGCTACATGATTGTACTCATCCACGAATATCTTCACCACATTCAGCCTGAGTGGAGTGAGGAAAAGGTTGATGCGGAGGGCGAGGCACTAGGCAGGTTTCTTTGGAAACAAGGCTTTCGCAAGGTGCAGCAATGATGCGCCCACTGCTAAGGATTAAAAAGCGATTCAAAACTTATCGGATATACCGGCATGAACTAATTCAGTCGCTAGCCATTCGCGTAATTTACCAACCAACTCATACTGGTCTTCAGTAAGGTCTTGATACTTTTCAAGGCTACGCAAGTGCTGCCTAAATTCATCAATCATGTCAAAGTATTTCATACCATTGATAGCGCAATCAAATGCGTGCTGGTCGTCGCGTAGATCAAACGTTAGTGTTGCTTTCATGCTTACTTGTATGTTTCGTTGTAGTATTGTTCTCCATCCTCATAAGAGCACGGGGTTCTATCGCTTTGATAGGCGCCTATAATCTGACATTTTTCTAGGTCTTTACCTTGTCTTCTTAATCTAGTAATTGCTAATGCATCCAGTGTACCTTCCGCAATGTGGTTGCGTAGTTCATCAATTAAAATTTCGACTGCTGTTTTGTTATTCATTGCTCACCTCCTTCTTTGCTTAAAATGTATTGCTTATACCATTCGTCCATTTGTTCTTTCGAAATTCCTTTAAAGCCATTTTGAAAACACCACTTCATGTTATTATATGCCCATGTGTTCCCCTCTTGCCATTCGGCGTTGTTTTGTCTTTCTTCAAGGTTTAATGCATGTTCACGAATCGCTTTGTGAATACCCACACCATCATCCATAAGTTTATCAATTAGCCATTGCACCGCTGTTTGTTTACTCATTCGCTTTTTGTTTTTGGATTATTCAATTTTAGTATTTCATTCTTCACATGGTGGTAGTATGCCTTGACTGAATAGAACTCACCTGTCCCTTCAAAGTCTTGCATGATTTCACTAGGTGCATTAACCAGTGCTTCATCTACGGCGTACAGTGCAGCGTTCACTGCTTTGATATGCACATCAGCTAAGTTGCCCTCTTGCTTGCCATTCTCGATGATGTCAAAATAGTTCGAGTACAGTTGCCATGCCTTTTCCTTTGCTTTCATTGTTGAGTTTATTGATTAGTTCGATAACCTGTTCTTTGTTGTAGTAGTGCTGCATTAAATTGCGCACGTGGTCTTTGAGTTGATCTGTGGTCATGGCTCACCTCCTTCAAATATATTCTCATAGTATCCTTTGCCACTATATTTAAATATGTTCTGCTTTGTTTCAGTTACTTCAATATGCCAAAACACACCAAGTTTAAACCCCATGTCAAAGGCTTGTATAATATCCTTTCGGCAGTTCGTTTCGGCTATTTCCTTAAGTTCATCCATTGCAGCAACAAATTCTGCCGGGGTCATGGTGCGTTCTGAATAGCGTTTAAACAAGGCCCGAAAGCCTTGGTCAAAATACGTGGCAGCTTGTATGCTGTGGTTTGTGTTTTTCTTACTCATAGTGCTAAAGTATTAAGGGGGTTCCAAGAGTCGAACTTGGACTTGGGAAATTCATGAGATTAAGCGCGCCCCACGCACTACCATTATGCAAAACCCCCTATTTATTTTTTATGCGCTTAAAGTATTAAGGTATTCACGCCACATCGGCACACGCTCCTGAAGCTTTGCGATTGCATCGGCATCGAACTCAACAACCTTTTCGTGTATGCGCTCCTGTACTGGTATATCATACACCCACTCGCTAAGGTCGGTTTCAAGGTTTGCATCCGGGTAATCATTCAGAAATTGCTTCATGTCATAAATCATCGAACGCTCAATGCCTTGCGCTTTCTTTAAGAAGGTAGGGTCTGACTGTGCATCGATAAGATTCATGCGGCGGGCAAGCTTGTATTTCTCATCGTTAATCATTTGCAGTGGTGCGTTGACTAGGACAAAGCAGAACGTAGCACGCGGCGCACCTGTTAACCACATGTATGCTTGACCTTGCCAAAAGTAGTCTTTGCTCAGGTCGTTTGCTTTTGCATCGTGGAATGTGTAGATGTCCCATGAACTTTTAATATCCGGCACATTCACAACCAAATCCGTTTCGTCGTCTTTAATAAGCAAGTCGGGTGTACCCTTTACAAACTCATTGGTAAACATCTGCTCATTCTTGAATACGATTTGCTTGCGCTCTCTACGCCACATGTCTATGGCATCATTCTCAACGGCCAAACCTTTCTCGATGTACTTGTTGCTTATCTCTTTATAACGCTTGTACTTCTGCTGAACGTAGACCTCCAGCAGTGCGCTCTTTGTTGTTTCGCTCAAACCTGTTTTGGTTCGTGCATCGGTCATCAACTTACCTAGTTGTGACGCTCTGAATAATACTTGTTCCATTTGCTTTTGTGTTATTGATTTGACTGCTAATGTAGCAGAAGTTCGGAAATCCCGAACAACTGCAACATCTTTTAACATTTACACGCCTTCGGTAAATTGACGCATTTCATCCCCGCGATCAATAAGAAAGTTGCGGCGGTTGTTTAGTTCTTGATACACCTGTGCCAGCACTTCACTACTACATGCTTTCTGAATGCGTGTGCAATCCATTAGCGTCTCAGCATTATTGATTAGGTCAAGCACATAGGCCACATCTTTATCAGCCCCCTGTGGTAACTTGCCTTTAAGATTGAATGCCTTGTATATGTCTGCATTCTTGCGGTTAAGGTCACGGCCAAACAACTTGCCCAATGACAGTGCTGCGTTTTTAATGCACTCGGTTTTGAGTTTAGGGAATGCAAGGTCTAATGCGTTCGGCTTTTTGTTGTCTGCATTCAACGCCCAACGGTTGCGCTCTACGTTGTCAAGGTTCTGCGGTGCACGGTCAACCATGATGATGATGGACGCTGCCCCCGTGCGGCGTATCTCATACCCGCTTATCGGATGTATTGCAATAAGGTCAATGCTACCCACTACTTCATTTGCCATGCGTTCCCATTTGAAGTTCTCAGTGCGCCAATGGCCAAAGAACATTTCATCGAGCGTGGTCTCAACGTGTGAGATGACCAGCGTCTGTGCTTTAAGGTCGGGAGTCTTTTCAATACCGGCTACATCGGGTGTGGCGTTGAGCATCTGCTGGAACTTCTGCAATGCTTCAAGATTGTCTTTGTGAATACTGTTGTTCATGTTATTGATTTTAGGATTTAAAGATACGGATTAATAGCGCATTAAGCAATCATTCAACTCTTGACAATAGTTAAGAATTGCTAAAACGATTGCTGTGTACACTAGATACTTGATGACTTTACTTGCTTTCATAGTTTTATTTTTTAAAGGTTACTTATTAAATAGCATTTCATCTAGCATTTCTGAAAGACTGCAAAGAACTGCTTCTTCTGTCATTGTGATAGTGCCGTTGTCTTGCTTTGCTTCTAATGCTTCGTAAGCACTGAGTAGAGTTTGGAATTTTGTGTTCATTGTCTTGTTGTTTTTGTTATTGATGGCACAAATATACGGTGCAATTTCTTGCACTACCAAAAGTAAACTGTTAAAAATTGTTAAAATTTCAATCGGTTACATATTGTAACCACCTCACGCCCACGAATAGCTGCCGTAGTTTGGGAATAGTTCAAAGTAAACTCGCATCATAATTGCATCTGCATAGTCAGGACTCTTGCCATGCATGCGCGCTATTTCGTCCTTACTGATCACTGCAAGTTTGCCATCGGCTTCAGGTTGTCTGCGGCGTATCATGTCCAGTTCTTGAATGATGACATCACGGAACTGATTCACTTTGAATATCACCTTGTTCTGCTCAATCAATTCTGCGAGCTTAAAATAGCATTCAGCCTTTTGGTTAGTGTATCGGTCTGGTTGCTTAGCACGCCCACCGTTAAGGAAGCCCCGGCACTTAAGGCTATCTACTACGCCCCCGCCTACACCGTCTTCATCGCATATCACATTGCTTAATCGGATAGCATGCCTGTCGCATAGTTGGCGAATGGTGGCAACAACAGCCGTGATTGGTTGCTTTCGCAGTTCATGTATCTCCATCAGGTGCAAACCTTGCCACACGCAAATTACGCTGCGGTCTTTTCCAAGACGTGCGATGTCGGCACTAATATACTTTTCGCCTTTGCTTTCTTCATCACGGAAGCAGCGAACCAAGTCATCGTATTGATACAGGTTGTCAACGCTCTCATCATATTCCCAGTCACCATAGAGCAGCCTTCGCCTGTCAATCTCCGGCAAACGTTCTAGCGTTTCAATGTAGCTTTCGGGCAGGTGTGGGTTATCGGTCGGCAGCGATGGAATGAATGCAAGATGTTGGGCTAGGTTGTCCATCTTGTGCGGCGCATAGAACTCATTGTAAAGCCATCCTTTGGACGGATTGCATGTGAGCAGCATCTTCGGTGGCAAATCAAATTCGCGTAGCTTAAAACGAATGCGGGACTGGAGTATATCTATTGCCCGCTTTGATACCTGCGCGGCCTCGTCTACGTAGGCGTCTGTTAATTCTAACCCGCCTAAACTATGGAATTCAGGGTCTGACGGATACGCAAACAAATCTTTGAGAATAATCTCGCTGCCATTTGCAAACGTGATTACGTGAGTTTGATTGTTGATCGTGTAGTGTTCATTAGGTGCTAGCCCTAACATATGCGCTACCTCAAAGAACGTCTTGAGTGTAGTCTTTTTTAGGGTATCTAATTTGCTACGGCCTATCAGTCCTCTCGTGCCGGGATACTTGAACCGTCGGCTTATTTGCCATGCACAACCAATGAACGACTTACTTCCCCCTGCTGCTCCACCGAATAGCACCACACGTGCTGGGTGTGAATTACCCAATACGCGCAGTGCTTCATTTTGTTTCGGTAGATACTCAATCATCAGAAAGGCAAATCGCCTGTGCCTTGTGAATCATCTTCTTGTTGACGTTTCTCCAGTGGCTCGGACATCTTGCCCGAAAAGAACTTGCCGCTCTTGCCTTCCTTCACCCACGCGGCTAGGCGCATCTTCTTGCCACCTACCATGATTTCACCTGTGTACTGTGGGCCGTTGTTGGCTACGTTGTTGTTCTTGAATAGGGTGAACTGACCCTCTTGCATTTGATAGTTACTCATTGTATTTAATTATTGATTATGTTTATATCATCCATCATAAAAGCGATTGTGATGTTGCCCCGCATGTTGCTGATTTCTGCTATTGTGAACGGTTCCTCGTCGATGCTATGGCCGTTGATGAACCCGATGAACACTTCTGTATCATCCGGATATGCTGCCAGTGCATCCCACAATTCACCTATTGTCATAGCCTGTATTCATCTTTATCAGTAAGCAAATGTAACTCCTCAAAGATAAGACGCATTGCAACATTATCGGTCATCGATGGTCGCATACTTCGCTTAGCTGTCAACACAAATAGTTTGCGAAGCAGTTCAATCTCGCGGTGTTGGTCGTACTTCATTAGTATTCATTTTGGTTTTCAATCAGCTCGCGGTAGCGTTCATATCTATATTCTGTAAACTGAAATGGTTTATTTTTGTAAAGTCGGAACCGCTGGTCATTAACCCACTGTGGCAG